AATCGACGCAATATCTCGTATTCTGAGTTGTGCCCAGCCGAATTCATAAAAATCTTAACTTTCATTTAATATATCCCAAGCCTTTCCTGATTTTATTTCTGTTATGTGAAACTGCCCATACGCTAGATGACAAGCCCAAGCATAGCGTTCGTCGTCGGTTGGATAATAGGGTGTTTCAATTTTAGTCAAATCTTGCGATCCCACAGGTCCTGCTGCATTAGGTGCTAGTGTAAACACAGGTACACCATAAAACACACTTTCTGTTGCTGCTACACTGTTAAATGTGACTAGCGCATGTACATCGTTACTTAGTGCTGATTCTAGTGGTTCATTGATTCTTTGAATGCGTTGTTTAGCACGTTCCCTAATAACTATTGGTCTGTCTGTGTGTTGTTTGATCGTGTTTACGGTTTCTGCTAGCCATTGTTCCGGAGTTGTGTCATAAAATCGACACGGTTTTTCATCAGGCATAGCAACGATTATTTTACGTCCATGCTTCCACGGATGGATAGTTTTCTTAAATTTTTTAAATCTATCATCCGGCCGTTCTACGATATCTGTGTGTTGTAGATTGTTTTTAACAATCCTATGCCAAAACTTATAGGTGCCTTCGTTACCAAAGTAACCTGTATCTACATAATAAAAATCTCTGTTATCTTTCCAACACTGTTTCATTATCTTGTGTTTTAAGATGCCGCGCAATACTATAGGATCATTGCTACTATTATAATCAAAAGTTTCAGTATTAACAGGAGTAGCGCAACTACCACGAGCAAAATCGTTAATGTATCGATCTTCTCCGTTTTTGCTAAGAAATATCATTGTAGATATATGCTAGTTTTCGTTTTGACTCATAGGGCATTAAATTGATTGCACCAATCTCATCGCAGAATTGTTTAACTCCGGGTAAGTTATAATCGTCAAAAAAGATAATGCGAGAATCTTTTACCATTGAATAGTCGTGTTTAACTGTGTCATACGAATGTCCGCCATCAATAAAAACAAAATCAGCGATTATGGGTGAAGTTAATGTATCTGTTGTAAAACCTCGATGAAGTTCAAAACTAACACCCGGATTTGAGTTTTGTATCTTCTTTATTTTCTGTGCAGCATGTACATAATTGCCAATGCCTTTGCCGTTTCTTTCTAGCTTATTGGTTTCTTCGTTTGCTAATTCAAACAAGTCATACCCGATATAATGAATGCGATCATTATACTGCAATGCTCTTCGTATTAGTTTATGTGCTGTATGTCCTTTGTTTGTGCCGATTTCAACAATAGTTTTTGGTTTAACTGCTTCTATTGCTGCATCAAAATATACTAGACGCCATCCCTTTTCACGATATTCACCTGTTGGCCAATTAATCATTTGTTTTTCCACTCCCTTACAAATCTTGTATCTGTTTGTTCTTTTAGGTTAACTTTGCCTTTGTGTTCTTCCTCAAGTTTTTCTGGATCAGCGCCGGCAATAATAGCATTGATAAACGCATCCATTTCAGGATCTTGTTTACGTGCTGCTTTAAAGTGTCTAAAATACTTCCCTAGCTCGGTTTCTTTTAACGGACTCAGTGCTTTGCGTTCTGGATGAAAGTCTCGACATTGGACACCGTGTGCTTCTGCATCCAATATACAATCAATTAATACATATGCATCGTTGGGTTTTGGAAAACGAGTTTTATCCTCTTTAATAACATGACTGTTGTAGATATTCTCATAACGATCAACAAATGTTTTTGCATAAGGATGATGCGGATTAAACCAATATAACCCAGAATCTGAATGTGGTTTATCTATGCCTTTCCATTTTCCCTTGTTCATTGTTACACCCATGTAAGCAACAAGATTATTATCCGGCAATACATTATCTAGCCATTGTTCAGTTACAGGCTTATAAGTAATAACATCGGCGTCTAAGTAAATTACTTCGTTAAAGTCTTTGAATGTTCTTGCCGAATCTATCCAAGTAAATGCTTTGTATGCAAATCCTCTGCTAAAGTGATCACCAATAAAATCTAAATAATTCTGTAAATTTGGATTGCAACGTTCAAATACATTAACGCCAATAACATTAGGTGCGCTAGGTAATTCGCTTTTTTCCATATCTTCTAGGTAGCAAACAAGCATAACTTCCTTGGGCCAAAACTTTATAAATGTTTCAACCATGCGCTTCGCTAATCCATCATAGTAACTGCGATTGAATGTTGTAACTGCTAATACTTTCTTTTTCATTTGAATACCAACGGTTTTAGATGTGCCCAACTTTCGCCACTGCCGTGTTCTGCGCTAGTCCATTGTGTATATGCAATATCATATTGCCACTGTGTTATATCTACGTCATAAGATAAATTTTCAAGCTGAGATAGATCACGGTGTGCAATTGGCCATATCATTGACCCATTGTTTAATGCAAATGTCGGGATACCCTCACATACAGCTTCGATTGCACTTAAACTATTATATGTTACTACGCAATATGCTTGTGCTAGATCTTGATACAAGCCGTCTGCACGATTAGGACTAGACAAATAGTCTCCTAGAGAATCTGTATTTTCGCTAACTGTAATTGTTTTATCGTTAAGTTTCTTTTGTAATCTTGTAGCAAGTTTAATTCCTCTATCTCTATTACGAGGGTGAGGACGAATAATTATTGGACGATCTGAATATTTTCTTATTTCGTGTACTAGATCTTCGAGCCAATCATAAAAACTATCATAGGTCTTGTACATTTCTAATAGACTAGAATCCCCTTCTTTCTGACACATGATTACTATGGAATCACCTGGACTATTCCATTGTTTAAATTTAATGTTTGTTTCTTGTTCAAACTTGCGCCAACGGTCTGGCGGAGAATTTTCGTTACCAAATACACCTTCGGTCCATTTGTAACTGTACCATCCTAATCTAGCCCAGCCTAAGTGTCTACGGAAACTTGGTGATTCGTTTACTAGATAAGGTTTGCCTGAGTTTTTGATATACAGATATGCTTCGCGACGTAGGTCATTGCGTAATATCTTTGGTTTAATTAAATTAGTTTGAATATAACAATCACCGTTATCGGCATCTTGCCATTTCACTGTTTCAAAATGATCGCCGTGACGTGCTAGTCCTTTTGCCAAAGATGGAAACACCGACTTTAGTGCATGCTCGATACCATAAAGAGTAATCATAGTCCGTGTTGCTCGCAGTATTCAGTTAAAATACGCTCGCGATGCCATTCACTACCCATCGGTGTATTAGCAAATTCGTGGAAACTTGGCGTGCCCAATGTATAATGCAATAGTTTAGCATCTGGGTTTTCTCCATATTCATCCGGAAGCCAGTTCCATTCTGCAGGCAATTCGCCAATGCGTTCGTCTTTGATCCAGGTAAATCTGTGAAGTTCTGCACCGGTTGCATTTTGCACAAACTTAGGTGTTACTCGTCGATTAGGATGACTATTACAGTTCCAAAGTATAACGCTTGACCAATTCTTACGTGGATAATTTTCGTTTTTACTACCTAGGTATTTGGTTTCCATCTTTGTTTCGTAATCATGTTTAACAACCATTACGTCTTTGTCCATTTCTCGCAATTCCCAAAGTTTAACGATATCGTCGCGAACGATCATGTCACCATCCATAAAGATAGCCCAGCCTATATAATCCATTAAATGAGGGACAAGGAAACGACTATAGATAAAATGATTGCTTCCGTCGGTGTGTGTTTCACTATAATCATCAAACAAATTTAATGCTAGCGGAATGATAGACACCGGTTTACTTGCGTGTCTAATAATACTATTAGCGCAAGTATGATAAGCAATTGCTTCTCGCGGATCGTAACCTATAAAAATTGGAATTGGTTTCATTGTCGTTCTATATCGTCTTCATCACAATCAGCACCATATTGTATTTCAACTACACGCAACGGTTCTTTAAAAGGATTAGTTAGTTGGTGCCAGCCTTCGACGGGAATGTGTGTTTCTTGGTGTGGATCAAGCACCAAAGACGGTAATTGGTATCTGCTATTGGTTTGCGTATTAACCATTGCACGACCTTCGCTGACAATCCAATATTCAGAGCGTTTAAAATGTCTTTGCATACTTAAACTTTCACCTGGATTTACTGTAAGTTCTTTAACTTTCATCCCGGGTACTTCGTGTAATACACGATAATATCCCCATTGACGTTCTGTTTTTGGGGACTTCCATTCTTCTAGAATCCAGCTACTTGAGTTTGCTTTGTCTTCGCCGCCAACACCAAACGCAAATTCTACTTCTTCAAATTTCATTTCCGGAATATTATCTTTAGTACGGTCGCCGCCATTGGCAAAAACAACACCTTCAAATGGGTACCAACTGTTTGGATTGTTACAAACTTTAAGTGCATGTTCAATAGCAGCGCACGCTGATCCGTCTGAATCATCAAATGCAATAACTTCGTCAACACAGCCAAGTGCACCTACAATAGCAGCACGCTCTTTCCAGGGCATAAAGTAACGTCCTTTTTTACGAACAAGCCAATCATCAGAATTTACGCCTACAATTAAATAAGCGCCTAAATCTTTTGCTGCTTCTAGATAGCGGATGTGTCCGCTGTGAATTGGGTCAAACCCCCCGGTTGCTACTACAATTTTCATTGTAGTATTTATTAAGTACGCAGATAATGATTAATCTTCGCCAAACCAGTGTAGGCTACGATCAAGCCATTCTAATTCAAGATCTTGCTGTCGTAAATAGCCAAAACGATTAATACTTGCACAAGCACTTGGCGGCAATAATTCTGTTTCTGCTAGATGATACCAACGTGTAGTACGAGGATCAAATGGTTCTGTTTCTGTTTTGTATGCAATTGCTTTAATCCAGGGATCGCCAGGATGTTTCTGCATAAATGCACAATCAAACCCATTAATTGCTAGCATGTGCAACAAACTAACTGTGGTATAGTTGTGGTATGCATAATCTGGTTGAGTAATAGATAATCTAGTGTATTCTACTTCAGTGTACGAAGGGACTACCATAGCGAGCATACCGCCAGTGGATAGTAAATTCCTCCAGCGTTTTAATGTTCCTAATGGATCCAGAGCATATTGAAAACTGTTGTTTGCCCATATAACATCAAACGGTTTATCTGTTTCGTATAATTCTAAGGTTTCAAATTCTTTTTTACGATATGTAATATTTTTATAAGGTTTAATATCTGGTACATTGTCAACTAAGTCAACTCCAACACAGCGAATATTTAATGGTATAAAATCTCCATTATCGTCTTCAAGCGCACGTGTTGCCCACCAGATTAGATCTTGGCCTGTACCACATCCCATATCTAGTACAGAATCAACGCTTTCCATAAAACTATCATAAGATCCTAATAGATCTAGTGTTGTCTGACCGGAATTAAACTGAAACATCTTCCATTCCTGCTGTTCTTAACTTAACAATGTGGCCCATTTGCCATTGTTTTGTATCTAATCCTTTCATGATACCTAACCAACGATTTCGTAACAATGCTACTTCGTTGATAATCAATTCCATATCGATTACTTCGGCTTCTCCGTCAACATACTTTTCAGCATCTCGACTTGTTAGTGCGCGACTGTATGCTTCAAGGTATTTTTGAAAGTGCTTACGCCGAATTTTACGCAATTCAATATTTAAAAAATTCAATACAGCTTCAATTTCCTGTAGCTGATTAAAACGATGTTCGGTAACACCCGGCAACAATTTAATATTTTGTTCTACATTACCGCCAATACGAACCTCTCGCTTTGCTTCCTGTAATTCATCATTGTAATAATCAATGAATCCAGGAAGCTCGCCAAGGTTCTTAGTTACCTTATTATACCACATTAGTAATTGTCGTTTTCGTCGTCGTCTTCGTAAAAGCCGTAGTCATCGTCGTCATCATCTTCGTATACTAATTCTTCATCAGCATACTCAGCTAAACTTTTAATAACATAACTATCTTGTGCAACTGCTGCAACGTCGTTAGCATTCATTCCGTTTTCAATTAATACGGCAGCAAAATCATCTGCTGCTTGTTGAAAGCCGCCGCTAATATGCGGACGCAGTGCTTCCCAAATTTCCATAGCCAAATCAGGACTCATATTCTTCTTCTGCTCCTAGTGAATCAGCAACATCTTCGATAACATCTTCTGCAATGTCATCTACTGTGTTTACTTCTTCGGTACTTATCTGTTCTTCAGCAAAAGCAAAATCTTGCATGAGTCGATCGAGAATACCGTCGGCGTTAGATTCCCATGCTTTGCGGAAAGCAAGTACTTCTTCACCGGTAGTACGTTCTACAAAACGTAAACGGTTGCCTGATTTAGTAAGCAATCCTTTCTTTTCTGCTAGATCAACTAATCCCGAATATGGATTCATTCCGGTTTCATAAGGAATCTTAACCTGTACTGCTTCAAACGGTTTTGCGTAACGAGTCTTCATTACCTTACACGCTGCACGAATACCTTGTACTTCTGAGGTTTTATTGCCATCCTCGTCTTCTTTAAGTTTAAGTTTACGCATTGCTACTACAATTGAACTTGCGTAAATAAATCCTTGACCACCCGAGATCTTATCATCTGGGTCGAACATATCTTGGCTTGCGTATGTGTGATTAGTTGCTACAAGTCCTACATTGTATGCGCCAATCATGTTGACTGTATTACGAACAAGTGCAGTTAGTGCCTTGGGCTTACGGCCCAGATCACCCTTCATGTCACCTTTTTCAAACTGATCAACATCAGTCGGGGTCAACAACATACCCAGCGAGTCAATGATAAACAGCACCTTTGGACGTTCTTCTTCGGGCATGCCTTTATAATCTTTCATAAACATTGAGATAGTCTTAGCAACATCGTCAATCATGCTCATGCTAAGTTTCAATAGTTTATCTTCTGAAGTGTCAACACCCAGCGCATGCAACCATGCTTCGTCTAGTGCGTTTTCTGAGTCAATCATTACAACAAAGATACCTTGTTGCTGTGCGTGTTTGGCAATATTGCCGGATACAAAGTACGACTTACCTGCACCCGATTCACCTGCAAATACAGTAACCTTGCCCATAGGGACACCTTTGTGAAAATCTCCCGAGATAAGATAGTTAAGTGCGTAATTGCCGGTTGAAATCCAATCAGTTGGATCATTGAATCCAATACTAAGTCCGTCGATAGATTTTGTGATATCTTTGCGGAACTTGCTTACATCAAATGGTTTAGCCATATTCTTCCTCTTTTGTATTTTAATTTCTATATTATAAACTATATTGATTAAGAAATCAACTTGTTTTTAAAGTACGTATACCTATCTAAATTATGATAGTTTTTCC